CGTGTCCACTTCTCCGCTATCTCAATAGCGATTCTAGGTCTATCCTCGCCTTTGAGTACATATTTAAGTGATAACCGAGCACATTTACAGGCGAGCAATACCACCTTTTTGCGCTTGTCTGATTCCCTCTCCCCACTTGTCCTGCCCAGCAACCACAGCATCCAGTCCCCACGCTCACAAGCTTCCCATGCCTCCTGTAATGTGGGGTACTGCGCTGCGTACTCTACTGCCTCTGGACATGCCCTCAATGTTTTAAGATACTGTACATGATTCATCGTCTTCTCCTTTCACTATCTGCTCATATAGATACTGCTCTAGTGCTTCCCTCTTGATAAACCCATGCTTGATAAGGTCTAGGGTCAGATTATAGATTTGTGATGGTGTCATGTTGCCTTCCTTACAATCAAGGCACATTCCCCAAGTATCAGCCCATTCACCTGAACTCTTATACATGGGTACACTAAAAGGGTCATAGCACCATTTCCCGCATAAACCACAATGATAGCCTTCATAGTGGATTATGGGCTTGCCCGCTCGCCACCATCTTAGCCAAGAAATAAATGCTTTCATAGTCATCTCCCTTCTGCTTTGGTTTCACCGTTAACTCTGGCTAGGGCTTGTTGTGCCTTATTGCAGGTCATTGCACCTATTGAACCTTCTGGTAGTGCTCTCTTGAATATGTGCAGCATTTCCTTCAGTGCCTCATACATCTCTGGTGCCGCTGCTAGTTGCCTATATGCCCATTTTGATAATCTATCTGCTGTGATTGGTGTACCGTTGGGATCAAAGCCCACTACTGTATCATCTGTAATCTGTTTAGTGTACTCCATCTTATTTCCTTTCCGCCTAACGTGTACCGTCAGATCACTCTATACTGGTGGGGTATGCCCTACCTCTTTTTTGTCTGCCCAGAAGTCGATATGTTTCTGCATAACCTCTTCTGATTCGGTTTCCATGCCGCATTTATTACAGATATATTTCCCCTCTTCATCGTCATAGTTATATTCTAGGGTCATTACAATTATGCTCATTGTCCTTCCCTTTCTACGCTGGCACATTCAACGCCGCCAGCATGTCGGCGAGCTTCTCTAGGATCGCTACTATAAACTGTTTCATGCTACCGCCTCCTGTTTGTAAGTGCCACACAGAATGCAGTTAGTGTATGGCCTTTCACTTCCATAGCGTCGGGGGCCTTCATACCCACAACTGCAATACTTTTGCCTGTAATGCTTATGGGTGTTCTCGTCGAGTTGTTTAATGCCCCAGTACAACCAAGCTGATTTTTGCTTGCATTTAGGACACTTGAGTCGCCTTTCTGCTCTCATCTCTCATACCTTCCTTTCTACTCCCATGTGTTGGGGCTATTCGTCTTGATAGCCACAAGCCCATGCGAATAGTGTGGCAAGGTTCACCATAGCAATAGGTTCGCCGTACTTTTTGATGAGTATATGAGTTTCGTGCTCATCGCTACAGGCATTATCAAAACTGGTGCCACCTAATTCTACTGTGATACCCTGCTCGTCTGGTTCGTGCCAATCCTTCCTAACTTTGAGTTCTCTTGCCAACTCTATTAGTTCGGCTTTGGTGTGCGGGCTTTTAACCTCGAATGTTCTAGTTACCTTCACTGTCTTATCCTTTCTTGTGGCGTGCTCCCTGAAAGCTATCCGCTGCTAAGCCCATATAGCTTACTGTAATATCTTGCTAACTTATCGTATGCTTCTCGATCCCTTTCATCTTCAATTTCTTGTTCGTCTGGATGCACTAGCCTTTGTGTTTGTTCTTCATCTTCTTGATGTTGTAGCTCCTGATAATGTCGGCTAACACTAGAATCTTTTAACTTTGGTTTATATGTCATCTTCTTAACCCTCCTGTTTATTCTTAACCGCTCAATAGTGGGCAGGTAAACTGATATCTAGATTCCCCTGCGCTCTATCTCGTCTATCCACCGAGCATTGCGCCATGCTCCGATGAAGTTTCCATTCGGGTGTTCGAGAAGTTGGGCGTCTGTTAAGTCTTTGTGGTCTTCTTTTAGCCATTCGAGGTATTCTTTGAAGTGCGCCTCGACATCTTGAAGCCGTATAACTTCTCTGTACCCCCTAGGTGGCGGTATCATGCGACTGCCATCACAATTAGCTTGCCGCCGTGTATCCTTCTTTGATACATATTCGTAGGTAGGATAATTCGCTCTAGGTCGAAAGCCGTAGCTACTTTTCTTCGTCAACATGACTACTCCCTTTCCTACCTGCCCACTATTCAGTTGTTAAGGTGCTAACCGCTCACTTATGCGCCCTATTGCTAAGGCGCATCTTGTCAGGGGTTAGTTGGCACTTGTTTCAATGGAAGATTCGGCTTCTTCAAGACTATTGATAGCGTCTTCCATATTAGAGGCTGCTTCCTCGGCCTCGTTTTATCCATATACTCTTGTTCTTTCTTCAGAAGTGTCTCTAGTGTGCCCTTTGTGTTTGCTATCACCTCAGCAACTTTACTTAGTTCCATTCTACGGTGCTTATTCATCGCCTTGCTCCTTTCCTAACCTTTGATTCCTATTGTACCACAAGCAACAGAACTTGTCAAGGGGTTGGATAGCTATAAAACAGCTACGAAATAAAGTCGGTTATTATTCGTGGCTATGGTGTTATCCCAATCATGACGGTATCGGCCTAACATCGCTGGAGTGGTGTCACAGAGAAACCGCCGCTCAATCCCAGGGTGTCACAAAACGCATACCGTTAGGTCTCTAGAGGGCTTATTAGTTCATAGGTAGTTAGTTAATGGTCTATTACGTATATATAACCTATGGTGTGTAGCCTTAGATAGTATTAAGACGGGTTGAGACGACTTATAATCGTAGTTTATTGGTGGTGTTATTCGTGTTGGGTGTTACCTCACCGTATGTGTGCTGGTATGACCACAGTATGATGATAGCTTATGGTAAGCAATCATCATCAATCACTCGTGGGTAATCGACCATAACAATGATTGTGCGTCACTGCACGAGTAAATGGTGGGGGATACGATAGGCCTGATAGACAAAAATCACTTGTCATAATATTGAAGTTACTACCTCCCGAAATTTTATCATCAAACCATCATTATGTCTGGTCTAGCATGATTTATCCACCGTATGAAATTGAGTGTTGTGCAACCTAAATATCATTTCGCTAGGTTGCACAGATTACTGACAGGTGGTATGATCAAGTTATGAAAGGGGGATAAAGAAATGCCATTATCAAAAGAGAAGAACAAGGAACGGATGAATAAGAGTCGTGTCCAACCTAACCCTAGTACAGGGACAGAATCTACCCATGATTCTGTAGGCCAAAGTATCCAAGAAGGGTCAAAGGAAGCTGGGTGGTTAGCGGTAAAGACTTATGTTCAAAGGTCGTCCAGTGGGATGGACAACTTAGAGAGGCTCAAGCGTATCTCTGGGTCATTGGGGCCTCACGCAGCGGAGGTGATGTTCGGGCCGACAGCGTTGACGTTTCAGGACATCGGTGAGGTCTTAGGGGTAGAAGCAGGGAAGTACGGGAAGTGATTATGTTAGCTATAGTAATTCTCATAGGGGTACTAATTGCGGGGTTTTTAACTGCTTATGGCACGGGTTGGCTTTACAAGATAATCAACAGACTGCCCCCGATGCACAGATGGTTTGAGGTGAGTTATGGAATTATTTACTGGTAAATTGGGTAAACTCTCGCCTGTTATAGACGAGAGGACATTAAAACTGTCAATGGTATTGAGAGCATTACCGCCCATACCGAAGTTTTATGATGTGGATAACGAGTTGATTAAGTTGCCATTGCCCATGTTCGGGAATGATGTTTACGGAGACTGTGTTATTGCAGGACGGGCACACATGACCCTGCGATTTGAGGCGTATGAGCAGAAGAAAGCCCTACCAATCACCACAAAGAATGTCACTGATGAGTATTTCAAAGAGACGGGCGGTGCTGATTCAGGACTTTATCTTTTAGACTCACTCAAGTGCTGGAGGAACGGGTGGCTGGTGGATACCGATACATTGGGGAATAGGGTTGGGTACAAACTGGGACTCCCATGTTGTAGGAAAAAGAACCGATTAGATTATAATATTTATGCTTTTGGGACTATCGACTATGAGGACAAGGACGAGGTGCAGGCGTGTGTTTATCTTTTAAGGGGACTTTATATCGGCCTTGCCCTCCCCACATCTGCAAAATACGAGAAGGTATGGTCTTCAACAGTGGATGCCCCTGCATCGTGGGGGAGACATTGTGTTTATATCAAGAGTTATAACGATACTGGACTAACTTGTGTGACGTGGGGCAGACTGCAATCAATGACATGGACGTTCTTTCAGAGGTATTGTGATGAGGCGTATGGTGTGGTGGACAATAAGAATCGTTTTACTGAGAATAGTCCCGTTGATGTGCAAACATTAAGTGAGTATTTAAAAGAGATTGAGGCATTATGACGGGTACGAGCCGTGGGTGATAATACAGACGTAATTATGGTGTATCGAAAGTGAAAGTGCAATACCATGCGCCCCACTGTGCAGGGGAAATGATGGCCTAGTTGCCGACTGTGGTGGTCGGAAAACATGGGTGGCTTAAATAGATGCTCTGGAGTGCGTACCTTTGAGTGCGTCCCAAGTGCCTTAAAATCACGCACAGGATACACCACCAACTTTAATCAAAACTTTTTGTTGAAAGTAGACTTTATGGAACTAAGGCAAGGAGGTTGATATGCCTACAGGACATAGACTGGGATGGTGGCCTAAATGATTGAGATAATCTTTGGAGAGGACAATGAACCTCCATCGTTATCGTTTGGCGAAAGTGTTTGTCATAGGGGAGACGGCACTAACCATCCCCCTAAGCACGTTTATAGGTTGCCAGTATGGTTTAGGGGAATGGGTACTGCCAACGGTACTGCTTGCCTTTCAAACCTGTCTTACCTCGTTAAGCATGGTGGTGTACCTATGGATGTTGGAGTCACTGACTAAGAAATGAAACGGATTAAGTGCCCTGACTGCAAGAAAGCATATCTAAGGAAAGTCTATGAGAACGATACGTTTATACACTGTCATTGCCCTCACTGTGGGCACGATTTTTCTATTGTCAAAGCTAAGAAGTTGGCGTTTGCATGAAAACACAAAACAAGAATGTGCCTGAATGCTTCGGGGATATAAGGGGCTTCCGTATCTTTGAGAACTTGCGTTGCCACGACGGGACAGAGATGAAGTGCCATACCTGCAAAGTAGAACGGGAATGTGCCGAAGTAGAGTATATGAAAAAGGGTGAAATAGATGGCTAAATTCCCATGTGTCGGATGTGGTAAAGATATATACGACGTGGGGGAATGGAATGTAGTGTATCTTGAGTCTGAACCTGATAAACCTATACGTTACTGCCGTCCTTGTTTTTTAAAAAAGTATCAAGATGGGGGTGATATAGATGCCAGTAAAGGTTGAGAAACGTAGTGGGGCAAGACCGTGGAAGGTTGTGGAGGTGGCAACTGGTAAGGTGGTTGGGTCTTCTACTTCAAAAGCCAATGCCCAGCATAGTGCCAATGCTAGGAATGCTGCAAAGCATGGATGGAAACCAACAGGTAAGAAGTAAATGTCTGATATTACGTTAGTAGAGAATGTGGTTGACCGCTGGAGGAAAGCTACACAGACTCAAAAAGACTTCCTTATTAACCGTCGCCTCTATCCTAATGATAGTCAGACCTGCAAGGCGATAGGGATAACTCATGCTAACCCTATTCATTGGCGAGACAATGATGAGAACTTTGCGGAACTGGAGAGAACTTTCAACCTTCAACCAATAGAGACTGCCCTTATGTACCTCCAGGACTTGTTCGCCATATCTTTAGCCACGTTGCATAAGGCTATGGTGGACAAGAATATCAAAGGTCATCAGGTAGAAGCGGCTAAAGCTGTGAATAGGTTAATGATAGACCTTGAGCAGTTGAAGCAGACCAAAAAGCAAGGCAAACGAGAAGTGAGTTTTAAGAAGAATTATGATACAGACACTACCGCCGATAGAACTCCCCTACTCACCACACCCGACCCAGGAGATAGTACACCAGTCGAAGGCCAAATGGAAAGTCCTTGAGTGCGGGCGTGGTTGGGGGAAAGACCGATTAGGTCATGCCGAAGTTTATAGGCGGTACGCAGAGTGGTACAACGACCCATTCCCCGAATACCTCATGCCAGCCCTTAATTTCATGATTCTTGGCCCCACCTTTGGGGCGGTCACTCAGAACTGGATAGAGCTTAAAGAGTTCTCACGACCACTAGGCGATGCAGGGTTGGTCAAGCAGATAAAGGAGGACGAGAAGAAAGTCATCCTTTATCTTCCCAATGACAACGAGTGTATTATAGAGGTGTGCTCGGCAGACAGGCCAGAGTCTTTATTAGGGCGAGGACTTGACCTACTCCATGTGACTGAGTGCGATGACATCTCCGATATAGTGTTCAATTCCTACGTTCGTCCAATGCTCCGCAGGGCTGACAGAAAAGGGTATGCCATATTCGCAGGGACTCCACGGCGGGAGGAGTCGTGGATGAGTACGCTGGCAAAAGAAGGACAAAAGGGGAATGGGGAGATTGAGTATTTCCACTTTACATCTTTTGACAATCCGTACGCCGACCATGAGGCCATCCTTCGGGATATGGAGACCATGCCCAATTACATCGCTAGGATGGAGTATTATGCTGAACGCATGGCGGATGTTCAGTCGGCGTTCCAGAACATCAGTGCTTGTATACAAGGCATCCCCGAACAGCCAATAGAGAATCATCAGTATGTTGTTGGCATAGACCTCGGACGGTCAATAGACTATACCGTTCAAATAGCGATGGACAAAGCCACAAGACGGGCGGTAGCCTTTGAGAGGTTCGATGATAAGTCGTGGGAAGTACAGGAACGGAAGATGGTGGAGTTTTGTAAAAAGTGGAACAATCCACTGGTGATAATGGATACATCCAACGTCGGTATGGCTATTTATCAATACATGGGGAAGCAGGGGTTCAGGACAAAGGGCATAAATCTGCACTCTGGTATTGAAAAGAAACGTATATTGGATAATCTGGCACTGGCTATGGAGAAAGAGACTGTCCACTTCCCAAAGGATTTCAAAGTTTTAATCAAGGAGCTTAGTATTTACAAACGCATAGCGGCAAATAAGTGGGGACAACCGATAGACAACATCAAGTTCCGTGCCCCGATAGGCCAGCACGACGATGCGGTGGTGGCACTAGCACTGGCATTGGACGGTTGCCCTCGCCCTGGGGCGTGGGACACAAGTATTAAGTTGGCACAGCCCAGCATACGGTTCGCATAGGAGACACTATGAACGAAGAAGATGTGAAAAAGTTAATACCTGACATAAAAGAGATTTACAGGGAGTTCCAGAATAATTGCGACAAAGAGGATACGTTCTACAATCTTGAGTTCGATATGGGGTCATACCCTGGGTATCCCCCTATACATCGTTGCTCCACAGGGCGACTGGCGGTGGATAACGCCTCGGCGCAGATTGACACATCTTCACTACAGGTCTACGTTCCGCCCCGTCAGGCTGGGCCGACACACCAAGAGAATGCTATTACACTAGAGAAGTTCTATAGGGGTTCGTGGAGGGCAGTGTTTGAGAATGATGCTATTTTACTTTTCAAGATGCTCAAGCACGCTAATTTATACGGTGTAGCATTCCCCAAGTTTGTCTACCACGTCAACAGGACGCAAAATGACGGTGAGGATAGTGAGGCATACACTGAGCAATTAAAGACATGGCGGGAGGAAAACAATCAGCGATTCCCGTTCAAAGTCATTATGTGCCATCCCAAGACCGTTATGCCAGACCCGTCGGATAACCCACAGTTTTTCATCGAGGTCAAGAAGATGAGGGTGCGGGACGTAAAGGCGATTTACCCAGATGTTAAACTAGACTACGGCGACAATAAGTTCTGCACATGGATAGAGTATTGGTCTCCGACACAGTACGCCTATTTCTACGGTGGGGAGAACGGTGATGTGACCGACACCATCAATGGACTACAGAAAAACTATTTCGGGTTCATACCATACGACACAGTGGATGCTGGGTTCGGGTACAACGATGCGGATGCTTCCCCCGACAAGCGGTGGCGGGGGCTACTCAATCCTGTCCATGACGCTTTAGTAACTGAGTCAGAGGTGATGTTTGAATTTGAGGTGGGACTCAAGGCGAATATATTTCCTGAGAAAGTGTTTAAGGGAACAACTGAGGGGACAGGGAAGGCAGAAGTAGATGAAATAGCTAAGACTTGGGTAAAAGGGGTTGCTGCAAATAACGCCCTACCTTACAATGTGGACTTAAAAGATTCACAACCTGTACAATTCTCTAATGCAATCGGCACACTGGTAGGGGAAAAGAAAGAGGAGATTAACTCTATCATGCCCCGTGTGGCTATTGGTGAGTCACCAGAAGGGCCAGCGTCGGGGTATAAAGTGGCTATATTGGCAGGGATGGCCCGTATTCGGTGGGGGCCAGTCAAACTCTCACTACAAAGGGCAATGGCTGGGGTGAACCAGAAGTTTGCCCGTTGCGTGGAGACGTTCCCTGAGTTCGAAAATGGGATAAGTGTGTGGGGGCGTATCGGTACTGAGGCATTCGATGTGGAAGTCAAACCGAAGGATATTAAAGGGTACTATGTCAACGAGATCAGTCTGTCCAGTGTTGCACCTGAAGAAGAAAGTCGGCTGCTGCATGACGGTCTTGCGTGTCTACAACAGGATGCCATACCGTGGTTGACCTTCGCCACTAAGTTCGCCAAGATTGAAGACCCACAAGCTGCTTGGGATCAATTACTACGTGAAAAAGTTGAGAGGAGCCCAGAGGCTATCGCCATAGCCGTTAAGGAGATGATAGAGGCAAGAACTCCACAGTTACTAGGGCCAGACGGTAAGCCATTAAAACTTGCTCAAGTACCCAGTATGGGTGTGACCGCACCCGATTTAGGTAATCAAGGGAATCAACCTATCCCATCACAATCAGGGCAGACCGAAACTCCTTATCGTCCTCCAATGGCAGGGTCTACAGAGGAACAGGCTTTGATACGTAAACAAATACAGGAAGGTCTTGTGGGGCAAAGACGATGAAGAATCAAGATGATATGTTCACACGAGCCGCCAAGCAGGCAAATCTTACCTTAGATAGAGTAGGGGCAAAGATTAGAGATTCCCTAGTTCCCCCTAAGTCTTCGTACCAAAAACGGAAGGAATACGACAACAAAACATTATCCGACTATCAAAATGAACTACTAAACGGTGCAAAAGCCGATGACTTAATCGGTGAGATAGTTCGGCATGAGAAGGGTAGGATATGATGACAGAATGGACACGAACCCCACAAGAATTACAGGTAACTCTAACTAACCCTGATACTGGAGTGACAAGGGTAATGCCATTATCTGATGCAGTTAATCTGATGATGTCAAATATAGACCAATACTCAGCAGATGAATTGCAAGCCTTACGTAGACAGGTGCAGACATGGCTTAGAGGGCCATATATGGGAGTTACATTTAATGCCAGAAACATTTTAACCGAAGCCACTAAGGCGATAGATAATAAGTTAAGTGGGGGTACAATTGTTAGTGGCGGTACACAAAGCCAAAAAGCATATGCGGATATGTCTTCAGAAGAACAGCTTGCTTATCTTGCCTCTCTAGGTGAGGGTGGTGGCGATATGACAGCGGCAGAACAGGCGCAGATTGATTATTACAACCGCCAGTTGGACGAGGAGATTAAGGCACGGGAAACACAGAACCGACTTGATTATCAACAATGGGCGGCACAGACCATGCGTGACCCGCTTAACTGGATACAACAGAGCTTTATCACTCGTGGTCAACCTGTACCGACTTGGGCACAAACCAATTGGAACTACGATATGCCGTCGTGGTTGACTGGGGGTGGTGAGACTACGGAGACCCCAATCCCTGTGCAAACTCCAGTTACTGAACCACCAATAACTGACCCGAATGACCCAAGATACCAACAGGGAACAACCCAACCTTCTATTGTTTCATCTGTAACTCCTAATGTGTGGCAGAGGGGTAGTGCTAATTGGGTAGCACCTCCGCCCTACAAACAGACATTAAATCCACCTGCGGGATATACCCGTGGCTGGTTTAGGAAGTAAGGAGACATCGATGGCTGGATTTAAGTATGACCCGACACAATCAAGTAGTCCGATATTTAATCAGACTGGTATAGGAGCGAATGGGATGCCGACAGGGTCATTAAGCAACCCTATGCAAACCTCTAATTATACATCCCAGAATCCGTGGCTGAATCAGTACAACAATCAATACTGGAACTATGCCCCTATACAAGACGACAGGTCACTACAGGCGTTGGGGCAGGGGAGTAGTGGTATGTGGGAAGGCCCGTGGGGGCCAGTGTACGGCGGTCAAAACTCCAACCTTGCCAGTTACGGTATGTCTGGAACTACTGGAGATAACACAGGGACAGGGTGGAAGAATTTACCCGCTGGCATAAACTATGGGCAATTGCCGTGGTTTAATTACTTACAAGGGAACTCTGACCTACCGTACTGGCGCGGGCCGCAAGGTATGCCAGTTCCGTCAACGCAATCATGGAATCAATTAAGTCCATCAGAGCAAGGTATGTATCAAGGGATGCTTGAGACACAAGGGGTGTATATGCCTGATTTCCAGAATAAGATGCAACGGTTATCACCGTCTTGGTCAAATACCTTACCGCAGGTTAATTGGAGTAGATAGTGGCAGATAGATGGTTGCCATCAACGGTAACTACTACTGAAAAGTTACTCCCTACTGGTGGTGTTCCCACTGTTAATAGGGAGAGTTACCTTGAAAGGTTGAATAGGCTTGTCCTTGAACCGATTGAGCGTGGGATATACGGTGTGGCTCAGACTATCATCCCTGGCGAGCAACCTGGCGAGAAGATGGCTAAAGAGGCACGGGCACAAGGGGCAAACTGGTTCGAGTCGTGGAAACAGCCGTATGCTGGCACAAGCGGCTGGGTGAAGTTTGGGACTTCTATGCTCAATCCTGTCTATTACATCCCTGTTGGTGGGTGGGCTGCCAAAGGTGGTGCACTGGCTGGTGGGTTGGCTGAGAGGCTTGGGGCTGAGACATTGGGTAGGGGGATAGCGCAAGCTGCCACAGTACCACTAATGGCAGAGCGTGGGCTTATGGGGGTAGTAGGTGCTCCTATTAAACTGGTTGCCAAGAAGGGGATTTATCCAGTTCTTAAAACTATTGCCAAACCTGAACTCGAAAAGATGACCAAAGCCTTCGAGGTGGCGGGTTTTAAAGGGTACAAACCTATAAAGGACATTACTTTTAAAGGCGAAGGGATGGCACTGCCGTCAACCGCTGAAATTGAAGCTAGTCTTTTAAAGCCCACAGTTGCGAAAGCGTTACAGAGACAAATTTCATCTATCCCTATCGCTGGCCCAATAGTCAAGAGAATAATTCAAAGAGCCAGCCGTAATGCGTATCTTGAAGTGGGTGCTGAGAGTAAGGTTATCGCCCAGAATATCAGAGCGTCATATGCTTCCCATTACTGGCCTGATGCCATGAATAGACTTAATGCCCTCGGAGACCAATACAAGATATGGGGCACAAAGAACACCATGCAACTAGATGATGTGGTGGCAAAGAGTGTTAAGATAAAAGAGGGTCAAAGCCCATATATCGTTGACATACTAGAGCATTACACAGAGTACGACCTTAACCCTGTCCAAAGGTCATGGGCAGAAGGTTATGAAAAGATACAGAACGAGTGGCGGCAGTTACTCAGGGATAACGGTATCAAGAAGTTAAACCAGTACGATGATGTACTCCATGTTTTTCGTCAGGGGATGGGGACAATAGACAAAGAGACTGGGGACATTATCGGGTGGCAACCAGCCAGTGCAGTTGGTGGTGGGCGTGTGGGCAGGACACAATCATTCTTAAAGCCCAGAACCTTCGAGACGCAAGCCGCAGGTGTAGAGAAGGGTATTGCCTACAACCCCGATATGATCCAGGGTTTACAGAATCAACTCAAGATGTACACCCGAATCCTGCGGGACGAGGGGTTAAAGACTGAAATGAAACCCTACCGCCTGCGGAGTTACGCATTTGAAAAGGGTGGAGTGAAGTACAACCCCGCCGAAGAAGGTCTTATTAGCCATCCTGCATTTCAGGGGCAGGTATTCTCTAAGGAAACAATCAACGCTTTCAAGCGGGGTATGGGACTACCAACTACTAAAGTTGGCGAAGCATCAATGGCTGTCCTTAACATCGGTGCAAGGGCAGCACGGCTATTCCGAACCTCAATAGCCACATTGGACTTATCTGGGCCGTTCATCCAGTGTATGCCAATAATGGGGACTGACCCGTTCTTATGGGCAAAAGAAACAGCACGAAGTTATTACCTGTTCTTTAAACCCCAGAACATTGCCAAGATAATGGTCAAGCCTGAGATACAACAGACAGCGAATCTATGGCGAAGATATGGGCTTTACGTAGGTGGTTCTGAGTACACGGCTGGACGTTCGGTGCTGGAGTCAGTATTTGAAAAGGGCGGTGGTCTGGCAGGGAAAGTCTCAGGGAAACCAGAATTGGCGAGGCATGGGGAACTATTCGGACGTGGTGTGGCAAGGCAGACCTACGGGCGGGCGGAAGTGCCATTTGGGGCGGCTGGTGACCTGATGCGTATTAAGTTAGCCAAAGCCCTTGAGCCGCTGTGCAAGAACGAGCAGGACTTCGTGGATGCGGCACGAATGCTCAACCGCATGACTGGTGTGGTATCGCCACTGGAGGCAGGGCTACCCAGAACACAGCAGTTGTTCGAGCAGATGACCCTGTTTGCCCCACGTTATCTTAGGGCATCATTGTCGATTTACAATGAGATATTCAAAGGTGGGATAACTGGGGCAATGGCTAGGGACTCATTGGGACACCTAGCTGCTGGCGGGATGATAATGTACCTACAGACTTGCAAAGCACTTGGTCAAGAGCCAAACCTAGACCCAACTAAAGGTAATTTTATGACCATCAATATAGGTGGGATGAACATGGGTATTGGTGGGGCAACAATATCCACATTGAAACTATTAGGTGGGATAATCTCTTACACATCGGAAGTGGCACAAGGGAAGGTTGCATTAGGGAAACAATCGGGTGAAAGCCTTGCCGACTACTTCACCCGTATGCGGCAACAAGACCCTGCATTGAAGTTTATTTATGGGAAGTCCTCACCACTGGTGTCCAATGCTGCCGAGTTATGGACACAGAAAGATTATTTTGGTCAAGAGTTGGAATCCCCCGCCGATTGGATGCGGTTTATTGGGGATGCCACATTACCAATGGTTTTACAAAGCACCTATCAAACCCCGTCCACTGGAAGGTTAGGTCAAGTTGCAGGTTTAGGGGCGCAGTTTGCGGGGCTACGTTCTTTCCCTGACTCACTGGCGGAACGGCGTAATAATCTACGGGATGAGTTGGCACAATCAACGTATGGTGTTGATTGGAGTGGCCTTGATAAGTTGCAGATTAAACAACTGCGGCAGGACAACTCCAAACTCGTAGAAGCTGAGACTGATTCTAGGGAGAATTGGATACAAGGTGGTAGTGTGGCGGCTGAGACGCAAGGCAGATGGGGTGACGAGAGGGACAGGATAGACCTCAAGTATCAGGACAGTCTACAAAAAGCAGAGGATGCCTACCTTGCAGGACGTGTGGACAATGACGGGTTTAAGGATATGGTGGACAATGCCTCTATGATACGGCGTGACGACTATGCCAGCCTTGAACAAAACTCTGATTATGCTACTATATACAGGAACTTTGATAAGATAGTACCCGAACATTTATTCGATGTGGCACTTGCCGATTACGATACTATGGTCTGGGCGAACCCCGATGCCACAGACGAGTACGGTATCTACAATTACGATGTGGCAACCCAAGCCGAAGCCGATTGGCGGGCAAAATGGCAGGGGATAACAGGCGATGATAGTATGTACGCCAAAGTGCAGGAGTACATCAAATTGGGGCAGGGGGACGAGCCAGAGAGTGTTAAGGAACTACGGAAGGCTAGGGCAATCCTTAAACCTTACTGGCAAGTGCGTGATTATATACTCTCGAACTGGCAGGTCAATGGTCAAACGGTAGACCTGACGGTATGGGATAATTCTGAGGCGTTAGGTAAACTACGGAACACAGTCGGTGCGGAGGCATTAGTCAAGCGCATCGAGGATAGACTTGGTCTAACTGACGCTTTACAGGAGGTGACTAGAATCAGGCAAGCAATCAGAGACCCGAAACGGAAGGTGGGTGAGAGTGACCAGCAATATATGAATCGTATGCAGATAGCATATTACTATGAGAAGTTCTACGGATAGATATTCGTAGGTAGACAAGACAGGTACACTGTTTTGTACGGAGGATAAAATGACTATGGAGAATGGGAGCAGTCAAGAGATTGCACCACGAGCGGAGGTAGCTTCGCAAGAAACACCACAAGATGTAGTGGTCGCACCAGAGTCAGACACGGAGGCTTTGGCGAGATTAGGGGCAGCAGTCATAGCGAAAGCTGATGAGATTGCTACTGAGAAACTAGCACAGAAAGAAAAGGAACTTCAAAGCAAGTTCCAAAAAGTAGCTGACAGAAACTCATCTCGTTACCAAAAAGAACGTGATGTGGCACAAAAGGCAGCAGGGGAAAAGGAACGGTTCTTAATGGGTTTGGTTGGGAGGACGATGGATGAAGAGCAACAGGGCAAGATACGCCAGACTTTTCAACAGATAGACCAGAGTGTGATGCAACAGGTTTATCAACCGTCTCCCGAAGAGATAGCCCAGATACAGCAAGTGAACTATTTGGAAGCGGAACTGACAAAGGCTGGGGTACGATACAATGACCCCCGTCTGGTTAGAGACCCTAACAATCCAGACCTGTTCATAGATGCTGCAATGGCTATACTGGAGGAGAAGAAAACCCCCAAAGTAAAGGAGGAGACTGTGAAAGTTTCCGAAGTAAAGCCCGAACCCAAGCCTGTAGCTAAAGCACCAGCCCCCAGTCCTGCGGGCGGTGGTGCAAGTGGGAAACGTATATACACACAGGACGAAATAACAAACATGAAGCCCGAAGAAAGGCACAAGTTGATAGACGATATCTCTGCTGCCTATCGTGAGGGCAGAGTAAAATAATAGGAGGAAACTATGGCAATTTCTGCGAGAATACCTGCTGGTGCGGATACTGCTGGATTTATTCCAGAGCAGTGGAGTACACAGGTTATAGACGTTATGCAGATGGACTTGGTGACTGCAAAGGTTGTGGACACTACATGGAAGAAAGACTTGAGGAAAGGCGATACCATCAACTGCCCTATCCTCAATGAGCCATCGGCTGTTGAGGTAACGGTTGGCACGCCTGGTGTGGTACAGGACATCATGACGGGGACTGCACTGCAAATCGTGGTCAACCAGTGGTGGGAGTGCCCTGTAGTCATTGACGAGATGACCGACCTGCAAAGTCAGGTGAGTGTGCAGACTGATGGTGCTAAACTGGCAGCCTATGCTATCAACAAGAAGATTGATAGCACAGTAACTGCTCTGTTCTCGGCACTGGACAACGGCGGCGGGACTGACGGTGTGGCAATCACCGATCCTGTACTTATCGCAGCGGTGGAGAAGCTGGACGAGGCGGATGTACCGACTGAGGACAGGTCGTGGGTGTTTGACCCGTCGTGCCGTGCGGACATGTACGCAATAGACAAGTTTGTCCGCAACGACTACGTAAAGGATGGGGTGATACCTACAGGGAAGATTGGGCAGGTTTATGGGTCTCCTGTCTATATCACCAACAACCTGACTGTAGGGACGACTGGCAATATAGGAGCATACCTTCACAAGAAGGCTATTGCTCTGGTAGTGCAAGCCAACCCCAAGTCCCTTATAGTAGCTGAACCTCTCAAGCACCAGAACACCATCCTGACCCATGCTCTATGGGGTGTGAAGGAGATGAGGGGAACATTCGGTTATTACATCCTGACCCGCAAGAGTTAAGCGATGCCTATCTACAGTATGATGTGCCCAAACTGTAAGGACGAGAAAGACGTCTTCCAACAGACGGGGAAACCTATGCTCTGTAAGGAGTGCGGAATAGAGATGGTGAAGTTGCCCACCTACCCAGCGATGGTAAAAGTCAAAGGGTCTGGCGGGTATCCTTCACGTAGAAAGATGGTGCAAGGCACAGCACCATATTCGTAGGAGGAAACTATGGGTGTAACAAGAACTCACGGATTAAGTGAACTCCCAATCAGGGGGATTCACGTCAATACCGTTGCGGCAGCTACGGCAGCGTACACGCTTGTCCCCAGTGATTCGGGTGTGTTCTTTCTCAACCAGTACACCACGAACACTACCTATACACTGCCCGCAGTAGCGTCAGGTAAAGGCAAATGGTTCTGGTTTATGAACGCCAACACCACTTCAACAATGGCGATTACAGCACCAGCCAATACCCTGTGCTGCAACGACAATGCCACAGCAACCACCAACACTTGTGCTGCGGACTGCGGTTCGTGGTGCATGGTGATAGGCGACGGGACGTATTGGTACTGCTTCGAAGGTAGTGGCACTTGGACTGCCACGTAAAGGGGGTGAGTCATGGGAGTAACTAGAACACATGGCTTTGACATACCTTTTATACGTGGTATCCATAGAAATACTGATACGGCTGCCTATACCCTTACCGCCGCTGATTCAGGGATAGTGTTTATCAATGCTTACGACACAGGCGCATGTACTTACACTCTCCCTGCGTGTTCATTGGGAAAGGGTAAATGCTTCTGGTTCTACTCTGGAACGACAGGGGCTTCTTCCTCAATAGTAATCACATCCCCAACAGCAAATACATTGGTTTGCAATGATGACGCTCTGGCTACCACAAACACACAGGCTGATTGTGCTGGCGAATGGGCTTTTGTGATTGGGGATGGTACTTACTGGTACTGCTTTGAGGGAAGCGGCTCTTGGGCTGAAGGTGGCTAATTGAATAAAAGGGTTTGCGGGTTGTCCCAGAAAACAACCCGCAGGTTTCAGGAGTTGTACCTTATAAACTAGCTCAATAGGAGGTGACTAAATGTCACAGCAAGTAGAAATATACAGAGCTTTAAACTTTCACAAACTCGGTAGTCCAACCGTAGCAAGTTCTATTGTTTGTACCGCTAGCGGTACGGAACTTAACCTTGGTGGGGATTACCACAATACTAACACCTATGAAGCAACAGCGTACATCATAGATGGCTACTGCACCAGCCTCGCAGAGCATTACGTATCAGGAACAGCACTACGTCGATGGGGTGTGGATAGTAACGTAGACACAGGCTCTACCGACCTAACGGGGGACACCTATGCTGGCGGTGTTCGTGGCAGATTAGTGATTGGCACTACGCAGTCCAACGCTTCTTTAACGGGTGTTGTGGGCTGTGTAGACGTAGGAGCTTCCAAGAATATACAGGGCAACGTCTTTGGCGTTGATGCTGTGTTGGACTTCTATGGAGCTTGCACGGCTGGCTCTGGCGCAGCGTTCCATGCGGGTGCTATACGTGGCACGATTTGGAATGAAGGCACGACCACCGTTGGGGCTGGTGGCATACTCGCTGGCTTGAACTTGTATCAGGTTAGCGGTGCGCCAACTCTCGGTTCGGGAGCTAAGAACCCTGCTATCTACATCCGTTCTGGAAGCACAGCACAGGCTTGGCAATACGGTATTTACATTGTGAACACCGATGTCAAACGTGCCTTGCAGGTGGGAACTGCTTCGGAAACGGGAGCCTCTATTATAGATGGTGCTGGCATCAACCTTGCGAAAGAGTATGGTGCTGGTTCCACTAATAGACAGATGGGTATTGAAGTCAATGCTGATACTGGCTCAACTGACCTTACTGGCAATACCTATCAGGCTGCCATAAGGGGGCGCACAGTTATCGGTACTACTCAAACCAACGCCTCTATCTGTGGCGTTATAGGTTGCGTGGATGTCGGCATAAGCAAGAACATTCAAGGCAACTACTATGGCCTAGATGGAGTTCTTGACTTCTACGGTGCGTCTACAGTAGGAACAGGCGCAGCCTCATTCAACGGTGCTATACGTGGCACAGTATGGAACGAAGGGAACACAACCCTCGGTGCTGGTGCGGTGCTTTGTGGTATCGACTTGTACGAAGTGGGTGCGGTGTACTCCTCAGGCTCAGGTGCTCTAAACCCAGCTGTTAATGTCAGGGGAGCATGGACAGCAGTATTCAATGTATCTGCTGCTAGTTGCTATGCTACTAATACAAATGCCATTGTTGTTGCCCCTGCTTACGACATCGTAGTCACGATAAACGGTACGGTTGGCTACATTCCTGTCTGGACAGACCGTACTTGGAACGCCTAAAACTAAATAAAAGGCTTCGGGTGGTGAGCCAGAAATCACCGCCCAATAAAATATAGAGAGGGATTGTATGAAATTCAAGAATGAGGACATCTATGTAGCTTTAGGTGGGCAAGAGCCGCTATTTTCAAAGCTGACAGGCATGAAGTGGCCTGTAAGAACTGCCTATGCTTTAGCGAAGATGGCGAGCAAACTCAATGACCAGTTCAAAGTTATAGAGGATGTCAGGTTGGGACTGATTAAGAGATACGGTGAGGTTAATGAAAAAGGGAACACTGAAATTAAACAGACTGTCTTAAAGGACGGCATCGAAACGCCCAACCCTTTATGGGCAGCATTTGTAGGGGAGTTTAATGAGCTTATGGGGCAGGAGGTGGAGATTGTGGTGGAGAAGGTAAAGCTCCCCCAGAAGACAGGGACAACCGACGTGGAGATTGAGCCAAACATACTGCTGGCTCTGGAGAAATTTATCGAGGTGGAATAAATGAGAATATCAGCAACCAAGAGTGGAGAACCCATAGTCATTGTGGATTTCCTTTACAAGAGCAATGACAGCCTTAAAGCAATTTACATCAAACAGGACGGTACTGTGAACGATGACAACGCAAACAGTGTAGTAATAACCGACTATGACTATACCCATGACATAGCACCAGTCGGTGGGATTTATAAAAGATAGGAGACAACTATGGAATGGAGTACATGGAAGACAGCAACAATAGACATAGACAGGGCAAGCGAGTTCTCAGGAGATGATGTTGACCAGTATTCGAGTTTGGTGGACTTGGGTAGCCCATACGATACACTGGTGATTTTTTCAGAGACCCTAACAACCTCTCCGATTAACGTATATGTCCAGCGTTTGGCCTCAACAGCCATTGTCCCTAAACCTGTACATCATGGGCAGGTCACAGGGGCAGCTTGGGGGACGGCAATCTGGGTCACAACGGGAGGGGCTGGCGATAATTCCATCACCTGTCCTATCGGCGGACACCAATACGTCAGGATTCGCTGTACCACAAACCAAGAGACAACTGATAAGACCATCTATGTACGTGGGACACGTTCTTAAACGCCCAAAATATCCGTTGACAGAGGGGCAGGCTGAGTAAAACATCGGACTGGTGTGTTTATAGGAGATAGTTATGACAACAACACTGGCTTTATTAAGAAAAGGGTTGTGCCAGCAGGCTAATGCTTGGTGGGGAAGCACCACAACGTCTACTGGAGCAACGACATATTTGTATGATACTACTTTGTCTGATAGGGTGTCCCCGCCGAAAGCCAACGAGTTTGTGCTGGTGACTTCGGGGACGTACACAGGGAAGCGGAAAGTGGCTACCTATACAGCAGGGGCAACACCGCAAATCGCTTGGACAAAAGTGTTCAGTGGGAACATAGCCAGTGGTGTAACCTATGAACTGCACACATTCGACCCTGACCTAATCACCGATGCTTTAAATTGGGCAAGGGTGGATGCGTACCCGTATGTCGGGCGGGTACTGGACAATACTACAATCTTCACACAAGAGAATGTGCATAAGTACACCTTACCGTCTACGGTGAAAGATGTGAGGCAGGTGTACTTGGGGAATTGGGTAGGGGCTGATGTGGACGAGAACTTACTGTCTAACGGCGACTTTGAGGATTGGACTGGGGCTGCCCCCGACGATTGGGACACCCCGACCAACATCACTACCGCCAAAGAATCCAACGAGGACTTTGTGATGAAAGGGGACTACTCCTGTAAATGCACAGGGACTTCATCGGCTGGGTCTATCTATCAGACTGTCTCCACGCCGTCAACTTATTCTGGGATGCGGGTGAGTCTCCAAGTCCATGTTTATTGTCGCACCGCCACTAGACTCAAGGCTTCCATTTACGACACCTCGGCCAACGAAGGGTCGTACCATTCAGGTAACGGTTGGGAATGGCTGGAGGTTTCGTATAATGTACCCGCCTCACCGACGCTGTTAAAGGGTGGGGTCACTTGCCTTGCTGGTACTGCGATTACGTTCTACATAGACGAAGCTATACTGACGATTAGTGATATGCCAGTGTCCACTCCAGGACAACCCGTCTGGCACTGGAGGCAGGTGGACAATGTGCTGGAGTTCATCGACCATACCCCGCCAGCGTTCCGTCCCATACGCATAGTCGGGACAGGGTACGCAACAGCGGTGAGTGCGGACACCGATACGATGGAGATTGATGCACCACAGACCGACATACTATATGCAGGGGCATTGACCTATCTTTATAAGCAACTGATGTCTGGGTCAGGGTCTCTCAATATGCCAGCTGCCACTGAGAAGTTGGGTGAGTGGTTGGGGTTTTATGAGCTTTACAAGAGAACTAAGTCTGTGTCTATCCCTACAATGATAAGGGTTGGGAGGAATCCACTGTGAGCCCCAAGATAAAAAGACCCGATAACGCCGACACCCTGCGTGGGAGGCAAGGGGGTGATTATATTGTCTATAATAAAGACAAACAAATCACTGCCGACATGACATTAGCAAGGCGTGGGAAGTCCGATGCGTCGTTGGCGACGTTGGGGGACATTAAGCAGTTCGGCAGTTGGGGGTTTGATTTATCACTCACTTCTGATGCAGGGTGGACAAAGGAAACGACAAGCGGCGGCACTATAGCTTTCACCAATAATACTGTCGTATTTGCTCCCGTATCGGCGGCAGACCCTATGGTATCGTCTTTATATAATACGACTGATTTTGACCTTAATTTCACTGATGAATGGGAAGTGGAATGGACGTTTAGCCAACTAGGGGAGCAAAGTTCTGTTTTCTATGGTTGGTGTGCATTGAAAAGCCCTAGTGAAAACTCTACTGCTCTTTTCGCATGGGGGAATTATTCTGGGGCAGACGATGAAACTTACATTTATGGCGGTTGTGTTAAGGCAGGAGTGACAACCAAGACAAAACTATGCACATGGGCAGAATCCACCGAATACAAACTCAAGATGATAGGGCGTGGGACGAGTATCGAGTATTACGTTAATGATGTCCTTTATAAAACCCTTAATGATGTTGGGACTAACATCAGTTCAACGGTAGGGGTGCTGGATAAGATTCAGATAGATTATGGCAATACTACCGCATGGACGGCGGGTGCTAATCTCATCCTTACAGGTCTGTCATTCTCCGCCAATACCGCCAATGCTGGTGCAGGGAGTGGTGTGGCAGCACTTGCAAATGCCGATATGGTAGCAAGCCTTGATGATATAATCGTAACGCATACCGATGTGGACGATACCCCTGTGGATGGGGATACTGCCGACCCCATATCCTCTAATTGGGCACATGACCACGATGCCGATGCTGATGCCCACCACGACAAGGATCATGACCACTCATCTAGTTCGGAAGGTGGAGATGCTCTTGCCCCCAAGACCCTCATTATGGCTGGTGGTGCAGGAAGCCAAGTAACCCTACCTGCATTAACTTTAACTGAGAGGGATGCCCTGCCCGCAGTTGCGGGTATGATTATTAAAAATACCACATGGAACACAATAGATATTTGCTGGTATGTTGAGGATAAACCGTATCCGTATTGGTACTCTATACCTTTGCAGGATTGGGTGCAATCTCAGAGTTTCTTCTGTTTGAATTGTTATCTTGATGCCGATGAGGGTACTTTCTACCGTAAGATTATCGGGACTGCAAATATACTGAGAATTAGTGACAATGGATTTTCATTCTTTTCTGCGGAGAGTGATGAAGCTGGCAGTGCTGTGGACTTAACTGCGAGCAAGGTTATGGCAGTAGGGCAGGCAGGTACTCTGTATCTATATAAAAGTGGAATAGAAGTACCTGCTCTAGCTCTTATTGATGGCAGGGATGTGTCTGTTGATGGTGCTAAGCTAGATGGGATAGCGGCAGGGGCTACGGTAGATGACCACATGGTGATGGTAGTCTCTGGTGATACAGCAAAGTATTTGAATGAAAAATTATTTGTTACATCTGATTTGAGTATCATTGAGGCGGCACCTCCCAATAGTAGGATGACTATTGGTATTGCTAATCCCTTTACTGAGGATGATGAGACTAAGCTAGACGGAATAGAAGCTCTTGCTGATGTAACAGATGCAGATAACGTACTGCCGTTACTGAGCCATATAGTTTGTTATGAAGATGCCATAGTCTGCCACAATGACGAGATTGTTTACGTATAGGAGGTATTATGACAGCATTAAATGAGACTGCATTAACCAGACTTGCTACGGTAACAGGAGTGGATATGAAGACAGCAGGGAAAACCACCCTTTATACCGTCCCTGTTGGTAAGACCTTCTATCCTTTTATGGTAATAGTCAGGGAGACATCCGCATCACTGGCAGGTGGTACAGAGTATGATTTTGGTACTGGGGCTAACTGCGACACGTGGATACAGGATGTTGACTTGTCTGCCATGACCACACTGGGGAGTGACTTTAAGGTAATCACTTCAACATCGAAGTTTACCGATTGTGCCGCCGCTAGTGTGTTTGGGATTAAAGTCATTACGGGTTCAACTGGCGCATGTACCGCAACCATAGATGTGTTTGGGTTCTTGGCATAAGGAGAATGATATGGCTGATATAAAAATGAAATCAGGAGCACGGTTCGAGCAATACGAAGTGGAGGATGGTGTCGTCCATCAGCATCCCAACAAGAGTTTACTGGACACTTATAGTCAATCCGATACTGATTTAGGGGATGCGATATCCAAGAAGCACAGTAACGCCTCAGACCATGCCCATGCCAATATAGAGTTACTTAATGCCTATACTGGAAGCACTGGTCTAGGCGATATGACCAAAGCTATCTATGATTCCAACTCAGACGGGGTGATAGAGCCTGCCCAATTAAATCTATCGGGGAAAGCCGATGCTTCACATGCCCACGTTCCTACCGATATGACAGGGACGGCGGTTATTACCTCCGATTCGAGGTTATCAGATGCACGGATACCAACCTCCCACAGTCATGCCCCTATCGATGTAACGGGGACTGCGGTTGTTACTAACGATTCCCGCCTGTCCGATGCCCGTACGCCACTTGTCCACAATCAGGACTGGTCAACTATTACAACAGGCAAGCCTACAACTTTATCTGGTTATGGTATTACAGACGCTAACCCGTTAAGGTTGGTCTATAATCTCGCTGCTGCTGTGGCAACTTCGGGAACGGGCGAGACTAAACTGTTTAATCTACAAGTACCTGCCAATCGTGCGGTGGTAGGTTCGACTTACCGAATCAGGATGGTGGGGAACTCATCATCAACTGGGACTTTAATCTTTAGGGTGAGAGTCGGTGCAAACGGCACAACCTCTGATAACCAAGTCTGGATTTCAACTACAAGCGCAGCTCAAGTTGCTAATGCTAGGGCAGGGATTCTTGATGTTCTGGTCACGGTGCGTTCTGCTACCACTGCTATCGCTGATGGTGTAGCCCACGCAGGGGCAGTTATGTTGCCTACACTTATTGGGGCACCTGCAACTGCTGCCATTGTAATATCATCTGCTTGGTATATAGACGTGGATTGCACCTGCTCAAGCGGGACATTCACTGCACAAGTAGGTTCGATAGAGGAAGTTAAGTAATGGCTAAGAAGATAATACTTGGCACAGACTTCACATTGAATGAGGATAGGACTGTATCCCTCGGCTCAAAGACGTTTATTACGTCTGCTGATGCAGGTACTACCGCAGCCGATACCACACCTCTTGTTGATTCTGCTGGTGGTTCTGCTACTACTTGGTCTAAGTCTGACCATGCCCATCAATCCCCAGGAGGCATAGCAGCACTAACCAGTCAGGTATCAATAGCCAACTCCAATACCGAGACGCAGCTGCTTGGTGCAACTATCCCTGCCAACCTACAAGGGGTAGGGACAACGTTCAGGATAGTGGCTCATGGTACAGTATCGACTTATGCCATTGTCCAAGTAGTGACCTTAAGGGCAAGGATTGGGAGTACAACACTAACGGGGAATACAATCCTTTCTTTTGTTCTTTCTATTGCGGCTTTGGTAACTGGGAAATGGTGGCATGTAGATGCATTGTGTAATGTTGAGACGGCAGGAGTAAATGGTGGCATGTAGATGCATTGTGTAATGTTGAGACGGCAGGAGTAAATGGTGCAATTATTGGGAATGCAACTTTGCTAAATAATACTGCTACTGCTGTTGCTGCTGTAACTCAAGGGACGGTAAATACAGCTACAGTAGCAGTGGATACTACCGCCCAAGAAATCCTCGAACTCACAGCGAAGTGGACTACTGCCAATGCAGGTAATATCATTACCTGTGATAACGCTTCTATAGAGATTGTAAAGATGTGAGGTATGTATGGCTAAACAAGCTGGCGGCAACGCCTATGATGTGACCCTGACTTCAGCCGATGGCGGAACTGAAGTTGGGTTGATGCTTGCCAAAACCAAAGGCACAGACGGTAAGGAAAAGTACCTGTTCCGTGTGACCGAAGTGCCGTACTGGGCGCAACGCACATCAACAGGGGAGATAAGTTACTCTGACATCCCCCCAGAGAGGGAGACTGTGTTTGCGGTGGATGATTTAAGTGGTGGGTGTGGGCTATACAAATATAAAAGTGACGACAAGAACCGTTATTTTGAGGCACATGATTTCGATGCCCGTTTCCCCAACCAGGGCATCCTCGGCCCCGCCATCACTACGACTGATGCTGTAGCAGTAGCTAACAAGACTTGGGTTGCCCCTACATCCGTTCAAGAAACGGGTACTGGGGCTGAGTCGGGGCAGGCGCACTGGTCTGACGATGCCAGTGTGTATGACGGCAGCACAGCCACGTTTGCCCTCAATACTGCCGCCAATACTGGGAACTATCTACAGATGGATATTGCCAGCATGAACTGTGATAAGGTGCGGATTTACTGCTCTGGCAGGTGGACGTACACGGGGACGAGGTATGTGTACTCCGATCCTACTATCACTCTGGATGTGTACTACGCTGGAGGCTGGCACAACATCTATACAGGAACAATCTCTAAAGACACATGGGTGGAGATGGGTATTGGGACGACTTATAAGGCCATTACTGCTGCCCGTGTCAAGAACGATTCATCCACGCTTGATTTATTGGTTTACGAGTTCAACTTCGGAACGTATGCCTCCGAGACCACAGCAGCCAACGGAGACCTTGCTGGCCCAGAAGCGTTCAAGGTTTGGGGTGGAGAACTGTTCTGTATTGGGTCGTCCACTGCCCCTGCTGGGCCAACGAAAGTGTGGCGGTGGGACGCAGAAGGAAATTGGTGTGGTCAATTATGTGGGCAGGAAGATAACCAAAGTGTTCCTGGTAGTTGGGATATAAGTACAAGTCCCGATAGGACGTTGATTAATCTCACTAATCCAATAACTTTTAGTGGATATATAACCTCAGTGGAGATAGATGTAAGAGTGGCATTGGGAGCTACGACAAAAGTGGGCATATTTACAGGGACAGCCCCTAACTTTGTGTGCCGATCTGTGGCAACTATCGGTGCTATAGCCGCTACGGTGAAACCTACTGTGGTAACGACAGACTCAACGGGTTCAGCATTATCACTTCTTGCATTACAAGGTGACTATATTGGTATTTATACAGTAGGAACTGCCGTCATAACAGGAGGCAGTGGTGGTGGAAATATCTATTGGAAGGTAGGCGATAATACCGATGGTGGTTCTGATACATATGCTCTTTATTCATCTTCAGTGACAAATTTAGGTATTCGGGCGACTGGGACGATTGGTGCACTCACCGCACAGCGTTGGGAGGAGTGTTACACAATAGCCAAAGGTTACGACTCGGACAAGGGTGTGGGTCTTATGGCCTACTCCGATTCGGCGGCGGGGACTGATTATTTAATCGCCTATCATGGTGCAGGGTACGACTACACATCAGCTAAAGTCCCTTATGCCTCCAACTGGACTGCAGTTACCCCTACCAAAAACACTGACTATATGCAAGTCGTTGGGGATACTCTTTACAGTGCCCATAATAATATAGTCTATGCCTCTGACAATCCTACATCGGCAACTAATTGGGATACGGGTACGAAAGTCGGTAACAAGCGTTGGCCGATACACTCGCTGCACGAGGTGGAGAACACTTTACTGTGTGGGCGCAGGGACGGTCTGTACTCGTTTGATTCCAACGGCAATGTGGTGAATCTGTTACCGATGGCTGTCAGATTACTACACCCTGAGAACTTCAAATACGGGACTATGTTCAACAATGCTTTCATAATCAACTATTACTACGATGGTGTGTACCATTACTATTACGGGCCAACCTCCGATATTACCCCTGCCAAAGACTCAGAGCATATGTACCTTGCCAACTGCCCCATGAAGGGGATAACAGCAGGGCATGATTTTGTGTACGCTATGTTCCTGCGGGACGAGGAGACCAAACTTGTAACTCTGTGCGCAGGGCGGGAGAACGGGGATGAGTTTGTGTGGCATCCACTACGGGACTTCTCAGTGTACTCCCTTGCAGGACTCCCAGCTATGTACGTCTGTATGCGTGACCGTGGTTGGGGCGGTGCTGACAACAACCCCCGTCTATGGATAGGGGAGTCTAGCGCAACAGTAGCGGGGAAGCCAGGGTACATCTCTCTCACGGCAGGGCATGGGAATCCACAAAACGATTCCATCTGCCGTTTCGTTACGGCGGGGAGTGTGATAACGCCGTGGTATGATGCAGGACTCCCGACGATTGACAAAGGTTGGATATTCGTGGAGGTTGGTGGGGACAACCTATCGGCTAACAGAACGATAACGGTGTCTTATGAAATTGACAATTCTGGGGCATGGACTGCACTTTCTACCGTAGCCACTTCTGACGGGATAACGGCAATGGCTTTCCCATCCGACACTACTGGGAAGCAGATACGATTCAAGATTGCGCTGGCTACCAATACCTCCACTCAAACCCCCGTGGTGCAATTCCCCATCTTTACAGTACATCACACTGTTAGACCAAAGAAGGTCAGGCAGTTCGAGATGGCAGTGAATGTTACGGACTATGTTATCATGCGGGACGGTCAGAGCAGGGACGACCAGACGGCAAGCGAGATTAACACTACCCTTGCCACCCTCCGCGCAAAGACATATCCACTAACGTTTAAGGATTGGACTGAGGCTTCGTGTCTGGTGCAGATAGTTGAGCCAAAAGAAGAAGATTGGATAACGAAGGAAATGCCCGTAATCGGCACTGAGAAAGTAATCTCCCTTAAACTGGTGGAGATATTACAATCGTAGAAAGGATTAACATGGCAGAGTATGTAACCAAAGACGAGTTCGGTGAGTTAGTTAAAAAGGTGGATATTGCCGCAGGTGACGTGCATGACTTGAAGTACAATCACTTCCCACATTTGGCCAAACGGATAGACTGGTGCGTTAAGAAGATAACCGCAATAAACATTCAAGTGATGGTTCTCACTGCCATGTCTTCTATATTGATTGTGCTGGTAGGGATAATATTGGAGCATTTGCTATCTCATTAGTACCCCCCTTTCTATACCCCCTGTTCAGGCTACGGTCTGGGCAGGGGGTTATTTTTATTTGTATGTTGTTGTCACTACCACATCATCACAGGTGTGTGGGGTTTGTTGTTCTAAAGACAGAAGATCAGTCGTGCTTTCTTGGTTTCCCGTATGGCTTTCCTCTTGGCATAAGACTGGTTCTTAATAGTAGTATCGAAGTCTAGTAGTTTCCCACAATCCGTACATATCCTTGCCCCCACCAACACAGTCCTAGTATCACCATGTTCCTGCCGATGTATCAACTTCCGTTTCCGTGTGGGTCTGTGTCCTAATAATGTGCATAACATATTACGTCCTCCTATTCACACTTCCTTTGGTATATATCACTTCTGTTATATTTGGCACACTGTTTATCAAAGATGTCCAAACAATCCTCTCTTTCCTTGCACCAATTACAACCATGTTTGTCATCGCATCGTTCAATGTTATCCGTAATAAATTTGAAGGTTTTATGGTAAGGGTCTTGGGACTTGGGGATACCCTTACGTGCAAGTAGCAGGAACATCAATCCTTCTTTCATGGTGTTATCTTATTACTTGGTGGCTCAACAATACGAATGATAATAGATTCATCTTCTTTATTAGAACCATACCCAATTCCTGTTCGGAGTGCTGTCTGTCTTATCCATCCGCCACGACAATCATAGAAAGTACCTGAAAATATTTGTGCGGATAAACACTCATCCTTGAATGGTTTTATTGCACCCTTCTCGAAACTGTTTTCAGGTGTAAGGACTAACTGTACCACTCCATCTTCAATATATATCGCTGTTTTCATAATTTCACCTCGCCATGAGTGTACCACAAAAAACAGCGGTTGTCAAGGGGTATGATAATTTGTCTGTAAACCCATTCAAAACAAACCTCTTGACAAATCATAAAAGATGTGGTATGGTATTGGTGAGGTGAGGAAATGAAACTACCACACGACAGCAAGCGCAAGTTAAAACGTAATCGTGCCTTACGGCGTTATCATTTAAAGCATCCTGATGTGTCGTGGGCAGATGTAGGGTTGAAGTTCAAAGTCACCCGACAGAGGGCATGGGAGATAAACAGGAACGAGGAGAGGCGTGAGCAGATGAAAGCCGAGAAGCGTGCCAAAAGGCGAGTGTATAGAGTGCCATTAGGGTCAATAAGTGGCGCAAGTGTATTTGGTAAAGAGAACGAATCAAGTCTTATCCCCACTATAGATGATAGGCTTTTTAATAGAAACTCTATTGCGTTAGTTCGAGGGGAAAATGAACTGCCCAGATAACTCATGCCAATACAACTTCCATTTGGACTGTATGGCCGACCCTAATTTTGAGTGGCTGAAACCGCAAGAGTTCGAGTGTGAGTGTGAGTTTGGGCATCGGGCGTTCACCGTCGAGGATATACCTGCCATGATATGTAAATCAAGAGTGGAGAGAAAATAGAAAGGATATTGATATGAAATTATTTGGTAGGGCACGTAAGGATAGACCTTCTAATTGTAAAGATTTAGATGAGATTTTAGCAGTCATCGATCTTGCAGAGTGCAATAGACTTAAACCGAAGAGGTTGATAGTAAGTGCTAATGTATTTAACCAAATCTGCTGCGAATGGATGATGATATTTGATAAAGGAACAAATAAACCTATGATTGCTGGTGTGCCAATAGATACCATAAGAGATATTACATTGGAATGTGAATTACCTAAAAGGAAGGGTAAATGATAGAGTTTGATGTTGATGGGTACTATTGTGAACGGTGCAACAAGTGGCACTGGAAAGACGACCCATTATTTAAGGTACATTACAAGGAGGCTGATGATGCTAATATCAATCCTGTGGAAGTGTAGGAAACTATTGCCGTTCAAGATACGGTGTTGGCTCAATCTTAGATACGTCAGCCAGCGTGAGTTGGATAAGCGATATAATGAGTTTAAGAGGAGACACAATGCCAACGTATAGAGTGGAACTAAAACCGTATATTGATGTGTGGGCAGAGGATGATTTGTGGGCTGACAAGTTTTATAGGCTTGACCCTGACGAGTTCTTGCCGAAGGTCAGAGGGATTGAGGTGATAGATGCTTAACCAGTTTATCTCCCGTGGTCTTGCCGATGAGACACCAGACCAGTTCCGTGAGCGTTGCATATGGGACGGTGTAGAAAACCTCAAAAGGGCTAGACCCACACTGGAAGCGATTAAGAGTGGCGAGAGACTGCCGTACCGTTACGAAAGCGGTAGGGGCATAGTAGAATATACAGAATGGAGGGACAAAGATGCGGAATAAGATATTTTGGTATAGTGCATTTGGGTTATGGTGGAGTTTAATGATATATTGGGCTTGTATGGTTGGGCAACTAATATCTACTGAGGGTGTAGTTTGGCTTGCTTTAATCATACCTTTTTCAATAGTAGTAGGGTTAATGGCATATCGTGTCTGGATAGATACTGAGTGGCTTATAGAAAATTAGAGGAGGACAACAATGGAGAATAACACAATATCATGGACAAGGTTTATCGGCTATGACAGGGTAGATGTTGCCTTGTCGGGCGACTCAACACCAGAGCAACGCAAAGTGGCGTGGGACTACTCAAAGAAGTTAGTGGAACAAATCATTGAAGACCAGCAAAGGCTAGCAGAGTTGTATGGAACAAAGACACCACAAGTTGAAACTCAAAAGTCCGAACCTCAACCTACCCAAAATAGTGATGTCCCATATTGCAACAAGCATAAGTGTTTCTTTGTTAAGCACACTAAGGGCGGAAAGACCTGGTATTCTCATGTAGACAAGGGTTCAGAGACAGGTTGGTGCAACTTTAAAGAGGATAGTTAATCGCCAGGTCAGAATATGATACCGCAATCTACCAAGAATGCTATCATCCTGCGGTGCATAGAGAAGTTTGGCAGGGTGCAGTGTGAAGGGGAATACCGCAGGGAAGGTTATGGTGACAATGTGAAGGCTATAAGATTGGGGAATTGTTTGCACCCAGAGTGCCACATCTACGATTACAGTCACATCGTCCATCGGCACATGGGTGGGACAAAGAGGGCATGGGTGAACGAACCCGAAAACATACTACTACTTTGCAGGTTTGACCATGACCTGTTTGATGGTAGGGCTAGGAGATAATTTGCCAGCCACTAAGCGTCAAATCAGATTTAGGTGGGGTAGGATACGCTGAAAGTAAACGAGATTAGTCCTATCAAACTTTCCGTCTCCCCCACCAATAAAGCAGACTTTAGGCAAGAATGTTTGAGTAAAGTAGGGGGACAAAGATGAAAAAAGATTGTCCAAAGTGTGGGTCTAATAAATTCTGGTTTACAGAACATCTTAATGAATGGCATTGTTATCATTGTGGATATACTGAAAAGGCAGAAGAAATGACGAGTAAGATATTGGAGGGCAAGATGAAGATAAATTTGGATTATAATTCACCGCGAACTTGTGCTCTGCTTGGTGCTATGCTATCTGGCGGCGATACAGAGAAATTAGCTAAGATGATGGTGAAGGCACAGGAGACAAATAAAGAAGATGGGGAGGGCAGCCATGACAGAGAGAGATGAAGCCACAGATATAAGAGATGAAATTGACCGAGAACATGGTAAGTGCCAAGATAACTCATGTGCTGTATGTCCTATATTGGGCAAGTTAGATGCAAGAGTTATTGTAGCCCAAGCCCGTTGTTGGGAGTTAGGGATATGATTATCAAGAATAAAACCAAGTTCTCTACTGAGGATATAGTTATCTGTACATTTAGTGTGCCTCCTCAAAGATGGATGAGAAGAATATGCTGCTGACACCCGCAGAATGGAGAGGGCTGAAAGCATCATATAAAGAGCAAACTTCAGTTTGCTCTTTAGAGGTAGATAATCTTGATGATTGGATACAACTAGGCTTAATTGCCAAGCTCATCTCTCTCGGTTGGGGTAAAGTGAGCAGAAAGCAGGTGAGTGATGAGTAAGATACTAGGCAAGGAAGCATTAGACAATATCTGTGGCAACTGCGAAGAGGCAATTCAATGCCCCTGTTATGCTAGTTACTGGTTATGCCCTAAGCATCTCTCAGCCCAAGCAGCCATGACAGAGAAGAATATATTAAATCATATCTTGTTGACACATCCTGACTACGAAACACTGGCAAGGCTGTTATATGATAGCCAAGCCCGCTGTCGGGAGCTAGGAGTAGGAGAATGAGTAGAGTTAATACTTCAAAAGGCAATATGTACGAATGGGTAACTCATACATGGTCGCCAGGGATCGGCTGTCCTCATCAGTGTTCTTACTGCTATGTAAAGACTTATAGAGAGCAACCGTCAGAGTTTCGATTAGACCTTCCCTTCCCAAAACTAGGCAAGGGTAGAAAGATATTTGTGGGGCACCTCTGCGATATGTGGGCAAAGGGTGTTGCCTCTGAAGACATTGGAAGCATTTTGGGATGGTGTTCATATTTTGCCAATGAGTATATATTCCAAAGCAAAAACCCTTACCGCTTTGCTGACTTCGTAAATGAAATGCCTTCACACGCAATGTATGGAACTACGATAGAGACAAACAAGCAAGATATACTCGATAAACTTTCAAAAGCACCTCCTGTTAAGGAACGGACGGAAGCTATGAAGTTTTGTAAGCCTTATGGTTTTCGGCAATTCGTTACCATCGAGCCGATTATAGACTTCGATGTAGACAAACTGGCAAGACTTATCATAGATGCTTCGCCTGATTGGGTAAATATTGGAGCTGATAGCAAACACCATAACCTACCAGAACCTCCCAAAGAGAAAGTTATCGCTCTCATTGAAACATTAGTAACAGAAGGGATAAAGATTCTTAACAAGAGCAATCTTCAGAGATTGTATGGCAGTAGGTGATACTCTGAGGCAAGAGTAGAGAGGAGTAAAAGATGAAACTAACTCCAAATGAAATAAGAGCAAGAATGCTGTATAGGTTAGTTAAAGAACATAAGAAAATTTGCAATAGCGATAAGTGTGGAATAAGTACAGTTGAGATGGGTAGACTGTATGTTGAACTAAAAGGTCGTCCCTTGACAAAAAAGGAGATGGCTAACTTTTTGTGAGTTACCTCTAACTAATAGTGGAGCATAGCCAAGAGTAGAGTTGACGGGAGTAAGTAGTATGAATGATTTAATACCTTTCAATGATTGGAGCAAGGAGCGCATACGTCGAGGTACAAAGAAATGTACTAGCCGTCATAAGAGATATACTAAAGACCCGCGAGTAACATGGATTAGTCCTAAATTGCCTCTGTGGTTTATAATAGCTTATTTGTGGCGATCAGAAGGGGCAGAATCACAGGAGGAATTAGTGCAAGTATTTCGAGATATTTACCGACGTGAGGTATCAGATGACGAACTATTCTATGTACATTTCGGCAATTTTATGCCCCTAATGGACAGGTTAGTGTAGTCAGTAGTGCAGGGAGTAGAGAATGAAAGTAGTGGAGCTAGGAAGATGAAAGCTCTTAGTGTTAGACAACCTTGGGCATTTCTAATTGCTTGCGGGATAAAGGACATTGAAAATCGTTCATGGGAAACAAATTACCGAGGGCGTATATATATTCATGCAGGGCAACGATTCGATCCAAACGCCTTAATTGAATTACTTGAAATGGGGATGTCACTAGCAAGAGCATTGATGCTTCACAGTAACCAAGTCGCAAGGGGTATGATAATCGGAGAAGTAGACATTGTAGACTGTATTACCAGTAGTAATTCAAAATGGTTTAAGGGGAAGTTCGGTTGGGTTTTAGCAAACCCTGAATTATACGAGAAGCCAATACCTTATAAAGGCAAGTTAGGCTTATTCAATGTGGAATTAGGAGAGTAGGGGATAGCACAATGAAGGAGGTGGATATTGGATGAACCTACATGGATAACAGTGATAGATGAAATTAGTAAAGTGGTGGAGCATCTAAGAAAAGCCGTAGAGAACACTAAAGAATTGAGGGAATACTTTGAGCGAATCGGAACTGAAGTTGGCGGTTAGACAATACCTAGACCTACAACGGAACATGGGGCATCTGTGGTACGAACGTCTCAACTCAGGGAAGGCGTGGGCTTCATACACGGATACAAAAGGTGAGACCCGCCGATACCAGTTGAATATGTGCAGGGAGGGGACGGCGGACTTTATACTTGCCCGACCTGTCAACCAGCAAGCCCCGTATAAGGGATTACAGGTCATATTTATCGAGACCAAAGGGAAGGGGAGGCAGACACCAAAGCAGAAAGAGTTCCAGCAAGAGGTGGAAAGTTTAGGTGCAGATTATTACCTAGTTAAAGAGTTAAATGAGTTGATAAAAATTATAGGGGGTGCATAATGAAAATATATATCGCTGCACCTTATACAAAGGGCGATGTTGCTCGAAATGTTTACAATGCCATAGAAGCTGCTGAGGAATTAGTGGCTTTGGGGCACACCCCCTTCATCCCACACCTTACACATTTTTGGCATATAATAATCCCCCACCCTATAGATTTTTGGTATAAGCAAGACTTGGCATGGTTAGACTGCTGCGATGCTGTGTTAAGGTTATCAGGTGAATCAGTAGGGGCGGATAATGAAGTCATGTTTGCTCAAAAGAAAGGTATGCCCGTCTATTATAAATTATCCGATTTACCACCCGCCCGACCAAATCCTTAGACCTAATCGACAATACCTCAAATTTTGGCAAATAGAAGCGTTTAAAAGGGGGATTAGATGAAGTCAGCATACAAGAAGATTAAGTCCAAGTCAAAGTTAGATGAGTTCAAGTTATATCCTATCGGTGACATACATTGCGGGACGGTGTTTTGTAATGAGGATGCCTTAAAAAAGAAGATACGGGAAATTAAAGATAACCCGAAGGCATTATGGGTAGGAATGGGAGACTATGGTGAGTTCATCACACCGAATGATAAACGGTGGGATTGCGAAGCAATAGCCGATTGGGTGAAGCGGTCAGATGTAGCAGACAGCCAAGAGAAACATATAATTAAACTTCTACGCCCAATAGCTCCTCAATGTATCGGCCTATTGGCAGGGAATCACGAACTAGATATACGTTTACGGTTCAATGACGATGTTTACCGACATGTTTGTGAGGAACTTGAAGTGCCGCTACTTGGATATTCTTGTATGTACCGTTTAGTATTTGAACGGAACAAATCTCGGTTCAAGATAGACTGTCATTTTGAACATGGCTCTGGTGCAGCACAAACTGATGGGGGTGTGTCTCAGAGATTGGCGAAGGAAATGAATCACTATATCGCTGAGATTTATGCGATGGGACATCTGCATAGGATTGAAGTCAAGAACAAATCCCCATTAGGATTAGCTGACAATATGGAAGTGAAGGCTAAGCATAAAGTTGGAGCAGTTACGGGGTGCTGGTTTATGACATATTACGACAACAACGGCTACCCTAGTTACGCCGAGATAAAAGCTTATGAACCTAATGAGATTGGGTGTCCTGAATTTGTCATTTTCCCCAATGAAAGACACATCGAGGCACGGTCTGGGAGAAGTATTTATAAGAGCATTTGAAGTCCGTCAGGTCGTGGTATAATGGTTGAGATGGATAGGGAACAATTCTTTAAAGCGTGGCATGAATCCCTGTTAAACGACATGGAGATGCAGGGGGAGTATGCCAAGTACATACATGATGCCATGCGTTTACAAGCCGAAGCTATTTGGAACATATACCTTGAGGTCAACAGCCTACGGAACGAGGTCAAGGAACTTCAGAAGTTTATTAAGACTTGGATGCCAGCCTACTTTAACTATCACCCTCCTGTTGGCGTGGAGACATGGCGTAAGGATAAGTATACAGAGTATTCTTTAGAAGAAGATATTAAATAATATATATCAATATATATTCTTTCTTTGTTACTTTCTTTCTTATGAAAATTACAAGTATGAATAGAGCGAGATGCTAGCGTTACAAGATTTTATAGCTAACTTACGTGACCGTTACAAGCGTTACATTTGCGTTACAAGAGTTACATCCACTCACGAAAAGAGGGGTTATGGCAGAAATTAAGTTAATTGACAAAGTTCGTCAGTTCTTAGCCCCCATTCAAGGCAGGGACGTTGACTTAAAAGGACTCAGGCAGGAATTGAAGATAGACCCAAACTCTCCAGCGTGGGAAGGTTTAAGGGTCATCCTTTATCGTCTTTGTGAAGGGGAACACCCTGTTCTTAGACCTACTGGCAAGCGTGATGGCAGTTACCATGTCATAACACAGGTTAGCCCGATTCAAGTATTCGGGTTGGACAGGGAACGCAGGCCGCCGTATGTCCTTATCTTCCCAAAAGACAGGGACACAGGTTTGGAGATGTTCTTTGCCGAGTCGGTAGTGGTAAGGGAAGGGGACTTGATACTAATAGCAGGTCGTTCTAATTTTGGCAAGACCACACTCACCATGAATATGTTAGGCGAGAACATAGACAAGAACCCCGTGCTTATGGGTAATGAGTTCACTGTGATAGGCGAGAAAGAACAGTGGATACCCGCCCCACGTTTCCTTACACGATTGGACAACATGAACTGGGTGCAGTGGTGCAACGGTGACGGTAGGGAGAAGTTTGAGTTGCTTCCAGTCCGTGACGATTATGCTTCCCATATTCAGAGAGATAGAATCAACATCATTGACTGGATAAACATAGACACAGGTGAGCATTACATGATAGGTTCGATTCTTGAGCAGATCAAGCGTCGGCTCGGCAGGGGCATTGCTATCATTGCCATTCAGAAGGCAGCAGGGGCAGAGACGGGGCGTGGTGGGCAGTTCACTCAGGACTTTGCAGATTGCGAATTGTTACTGGACGCTTTGGGCAAGGACGAAATTCTACTCACGATGGGGAAGGTCAAAGAGAGTAAGGGTAGACTGTACGGCAAAACCTACGGGTACTCCCTGTGGAACGGTGTGGAGATACGTAATTTCAGGGAGGTTGTGGCTTGCCCCGTGTGTAAAGGCAGCGGTTACGTCAAAGGTATGAAATGCGATAACTGTTTCGGTCAAAAATATATTGACAAGAAGGGGGATTTATGATTTGCACAGAACAGGAACGATTGTTGATACGGAACTTCATCAAGGAGCACTTACCCCCGTCAAACCAAGTCCCAGGTGTGCCGTATAAGACCTCTCGCAATGTAGACCAGCCCTATTTAAGACAGGACTTCTATGCAAACATGGGCATCAAGGCGGTCATGATGTTCGCTCCCAACGACGGTGGGCGTACCTTACTCAATATGCGGTTCACCGACGGATTAACCTTAGACGAGATAACCACAGCCACAGGTCTACACAGGGATGCTATTGCCGTACAGATAAACCATTGCATAGACAGTGCGATTGACAACATGCCCATGAGACAGGGTAACTGGCTGATAAAACTAATCAACAAAAGACACCAGTTCAAGATACGTGGGTGTGTGTGTGGGGGTGGGAATAAACCTAGGGGGACATTACAGCGTGAGCATGATGAGGTAGGGAAGCGTTGGGAGTGGGTATGTATAAACTGTGGGCGCAGGACGCCAGTAGAGGCGAAGGAATAGATATGGCGATTAAATTATTACCTTGCTCTTTTCTTATTTCTCAGGTCAAGGCAGACTTTTTAACAGAGATGAATGTATTAGATATGGAGATGGCAATGATATATTTCGATATACAGAATCTCATCCAAAGATTAAAAGACCCACCTCTTGACAAACACGGTTTAACGTGATATAATTGACATCAGTTGAATCATTAAAGGTATGCTCATTAAAGGGGGGTTCAATGGATACGTGTTCTGGTTCAGCGGCAAATGATTCATGGTTGGGTAGGTGTGCAAGGATAGAAGACACACTTAGTAAAGTTATACAGGCTTTAGAATCTATAGTTGATTCAGTGTCAGAGAAAGCCATTCCCCCGCAAGGTGGAGAGAAACAGACCAATTCCCTTGCAGAGAAGCTAGATGCAAGTTTCCGAAGGTTAAATAATAAAGCTAATCGTGTATCTGAATTGGCTTCGCAAGTTTCTAGTAAGTTTTAAAAGTTGACACGTGTACTAGGGTTACTGGGGGCTAGAGGCCCCTCGGCAGTGCACAGCCCTAGTTGATAGCCTACTTCTTCTCTGGTGGGCGTGGCAGGGATAAGTGGGCAATGAATATAAAAGACTATCCACGTCCCTAGTAATCCTGCCCGCCATCGTAATGATTGGCGGGTTTTATATTACAAATGATGCACCGTTTCGGTGTTGTGATTTTGGTGAGGTAGACTCTCGGAACGTGCATTTTTTTATTGCTATGTACCAACCAGGTGACGTTATACTGTTCGAGACGCAGGCGAAGGGGTTATACCGCAAACTGAAGGTATGGCTTCTGGAGTCCCCCTATGACCACGTGGCAATTTTTTATGACTACACCAAGAAAGGGTTGCCGCTGGTTGCCGAGAGTGTGGGTCGTGGTGCGTCGATCCGTTCACTGTACGCCTCCAAAGGACGCAAGGTCACTGTCCTACGCCATGCCAACCGTAGGGTAGCTCAAGGGGCAGCGACACGGGCTGAATCATTGTGTGATAACCCTGAAAGTTGGTACGACTACTACTCCATCGTCCGTTTCGTAGTCCCTCATCTTATCTGGCACAAGTTCACAGGGCGTAACATGAACATAGGTTACAAGAGAAACGCCGTGTATATCTGCTCAGAGCTTGCCGATGAGGCATATGACAACATCATCCCATTGCATTGTTGCCCGCCACTCCCTGCCGACTTCCTTAACATTAAGGCATTCCATGTGGAGTTTGAGGAGACAATATGAGGCGTGATATGGGGCTTGCTGATAAACTCACCGACCGCCCAATGGATATGGGAACGGCTCAGGATGCACTTTATTCAATCAAAAACCGTTGCATTCTGGCGTTAAGATTGTCTGATACTAACCCAGAAGACATGATGCTGTTTAATACACTGGTTGAAGATGTCATTGAGGAGGCTCTGGACTTGTGGGCTTATGTTGAGGTGATAAAGTGATACCATGCGGTTGCATGATGTGTGTCCAGTGTTGGGTAGCGGTCATAAGCATGGTATTTCAGGGTGACTTCAAGAGCATCATTCCTTACTTACGAGCCTGTAAAGCAAAGACCCCCCGATTGTGGAGGGTCTTCGCCAGGAGGTAGACAGGCAGACTATTCCTGTTCGTATAGCTTTATGATATGCTTCATGGTTTGCCTATCCAGAGGCTTACACTTCGTCTTGTAGTCGTCAATAATCTCGTTTGGGATGCGCCACAGGTAGACCTTATTGGTACGTATCTTTGTTTCATTCCTACCGAGAATCTTATCGGGGATGGCCAGATAATACTCGGTTGCTTCTGGGACATAGCTTTGTGCGTCTCCAATAGTTCTCCCCAAGTGCATCCCCGCACCGCACACATTAGATGTTAGGTTAGGGTTAGGGTGCTCGTTCCACCCTTCCTTGTAAACGAACTTCGGGTCATACCCCGACCTACCATTGTCCAGTGTTGCCTTTATGAAATACTTTTGCATCTTACTACCCCCCTTTATCTACGATTGTATCACATATTTCATATAATGTCAAGGGGTTGCGGCACGATTATCATCAAGTTGTAATTCTATGGGCGATAAATGGGTCAGTCTACATGAGGTGTTCGGGGTCAACCGCATACCGTTGGAGTCAGCGGTGCAGATGTGGAACGCTATGGACAAGGCTCTAAAGAACGGTGACATAAACGACTGGAAGTCACGATGGTTGCTGATGGAGTATCTATCAGCCGACTACAACGCTGGGGATGCGACACGGTTATCATCACACAGTAATCCATAACTTGCGGCATGGCTCTCATGTTTTTGTAATTCACAGATCGACCCCGACCATATCAACAGGCACGCCCATATCAAACAGGGGCATTGTAGGGGCAAATAGACACGCCCTAAAAGGAAAAGACCACCGTTGATTGGTGGTCTAATCCCGTCAGGACTTTGATTCACCTCCTATGCTGTTATTCTTGTTTTAAATATGATACCACCACATCCGCCGCGCTTATTATGCTTCTCTTGGTATCCCGCAGCACTTCGATTCCTTGCACCACCAGCCACAAGCCCCTTCACGGCAGTCAGCTATTGCATTTTTGCAACTATCCCAGTTACCTTCTTGTAATTTAGCGAATAGTTCAATGTTCTCCCTAGTGCTTGCTTGCAATATCCTCCACCCTAGTAAACCTAATGGGCATATCATATTCAGGCTCCTTTCTTTGGCTTCTTAATCTTGATTACCATTACCCAGTGCTGCATGATTTTACTTCCCGCCTTTCCGTTAGAATTTGTTCAACTCGTTCCAGTATCTTATCCTTGCCTATTTTTTCGATGACTTCTCGCCGAACTAATTGGGTGGCGTGTTCTAAGGTGTCGGCACTATCTCCACCTTTCCAAGAGCAAGGCATTAAAGAGCATCCTGTTGAGGCCTCAACTATGCTCCATCTTAGATAGGTGCAGGTATTAGGGTCTCTTGTGGCTATTGCTTTAATGCCGCCTATCTCGATACATTTACTCAATGGCTACCTCCTATTATCCCTTTGCCTATTCTCCAAATGTGGGTTGCTTTTATATCCCCACGACTTACCACATTCTGTACATTTCCTACTGGTGAAACGGTAATCTGGTCTTATTTCCACTTCGGTATTCTTTTTGCAAAATGGACAATATCCTTGTGCCTTAAACATTTTGTCTACCTCCTGTTATTTGTTTCATCAGTTCTCTAGCCACTCATCAATATTTGGTACTTCTTTACGCGCAATACCCGCACACTTCTTTAGTATCTTACTTCGGGCGGCGGCGGCGGAGGCGGCGGCGTAGGC